GGGGACATGGTCACGGCGCACACGGAGATCGAGGGTTTCCTCCGGTATCCAGAAGTAAGGCAGAACATAGTATTTGTCCTCCTCGTCCAAGGGTGGAAAGACCAACACAAAGGCCGTGATGTCTGTAGTGGAGGATAAGTCCAGACCTCCGTAGCAGATGCGCCCTTCCAGATCATCCTCGGAGACCGGGAAGGCACAGGCGTCCCACTTGTCCATCGGCATCCAGCGGACAGACTGCTTTACCCACTGGTTGAGCCTAAGCTGCCGGAAAGCATTCTCCTCACCAGGATTCTGCTGGGCAGATTCACAAGCCGCTTTGACCTTGTCGATACCTACCGTGATGCCGAGGGACGGGTTAGCCTTTTTCCACACCTTGGGGTCTGTCCAGTCCTCATCCTCGGCAGCACCGTAAATGACAGAATAGAAAGTAGGATCGACCTTCCTGCCTTCTGCGATATCAATGGCTTTCTGGTGTACCTCGTAGCAGATGGAGTTGGTGTCGTTGCCCGCCGTGGTGATCAGGAAATACAGCGGCTGCATCCGGGCATCACCAGAGCCCTGGAGCATGACGTCAAAGAGTTTCCGGTTGGGCTGGGTATGCAGCTCATCGAAGATCACGCCGTGGGTGTTAAAGCCGTGCTTGTTTGCCACATCCGCCGACAGCACCTGGTAGGAGGAGTTGGTGGGCAGATAGGTAATCTTCTTCTGGGATTCCAGTATCTTCACCCGCTTGGAAAGCGCCGGGCAGAACCGCACCATATCCACCGCCACATCAAACACAATCTTTGCCTGGTTGCGGTCTGCGGCGCATCCATACACCTCGGCCCGTTCCTCGCCATCCCCGCAGAGGAGCAGGAGCGCCACAGCGGCGGCAAGTTCCGACTTGCCCTGCTTCTTTGGGATCTCGATATACGCCGTGTTGAATTGGCGGTAACCGTTGGGCTTTAAAACGCCGAACAGGTCGCGGATGATCTGCTCCTGCCAGTCGATCAGTTCAAAGGGCTTGCCCGCCCAGGTGCCTTTGGTATGGCAGAGGGACTCGATGAACATCACCGCATAGTCGGCGGCGTCCTTATCGTAGTGCGAGGTCTTCGCCATAAACCTGGTGGGCTTGTATTTCTTCAGTTTTCGCATGGACACCACCTCCAAAATGGCATAAAAATAAGCCGCATCACTGCGACCTCCAAAATGGTTCTGTACGAGAGAAAGAGCCATGCGGCTCGATCTCAGGTTATTGTTTTCGCGGTTATTTACTGCTGCATCGCCCAGGCGATGGCGTGGCCACCATCCTCGAAAAGTTCTGCGCTCATGGCGATGAGGTTCAGGCGGCACTCAATGTAGCTGTACCCGGTTTCTTCCGGTGTCTCGATGAACTCGTATACCCCGGCGATGAATCCCTTCCAGGCATGGTCGGTGACCAGTACCTTGTCGCCCATCTTCAGCACCGCGCCCTCGCCGGCGGTGACCTTCATCGAAAGGTTCTCCATCGTGCTGGTGTTCGGCAGCCGGTAGCGGTTTACGCAGTTCTCGGTGTAGTCCTCGTATCTCTTAATCCCTGTTTCTTTCATCTTCGTATCCTCCGTTTTCTTCGTTTTCTTCGTTTTCCCTTTCGGTGTGTACATATTCGCTCTAAAAGCACATATTATCAAGTTAATTCTGATCATAATCTGCACAAAGATCGGAGGAATAAATTGTGTATATCACTCCTGCGTATGGCGGTGGATCGTCTCAATGATCTGCTCCTGCTCGGACGGCCCCACGCCAATGGACTGGAGCGCCTGCCTGGTGCCGCAGTCCGGGCAGATGAGCGTTTCGTTGTCCTCCCGTGAAAGTGCCGGAGCGCCGTGGTAGGTCCTGCCGCACAGTGGGCAGACCGCCATTCGGATCACATTATCCTTCATATCCGCATACCTCCCTGCATTTATCGTAGGCGTCAACCAGGACGTTTTTATCAAAACGGAAGGTATCGTACCCTTCCAGGCAAGTCCTCATATAGAAATTGCTCGGAATCCCAACCGGCCTGTCCTCATGCATGATGTAGGCAAAGGCCGTCACCGTCCTGCGCTTTCCCGTGCGGATGCCTTTGTACTGAAGCCGGATGTCCCGCTTGTAGTAGAAATTGGGGAATCCTTCGTAGCGGTCGAGAGCGGCTTCATCGGTCGCCGTTACCTCCCAGATCACCACAGGGACTGTGCCGCCTTCGCTTTCCTCGATGGTCAGGTAGGAGCCGGTCTTACTCCCCTTAAAAAGCAGTTCCCAGCCCTTCAGGTTGGCCGTGCCGAGGATCGTGGCGTGGGGACAGCGCATCCGCATCTGCCCGACATTCAGGTTGCTGCCGTAAGCAATGTAGTATCTTTTTTCTTTCATGGTATCCATCCTTTCCGAAGGGGTTACCCTTCTACCACCTTAAGACCGCCGAAGCGGTCAAGGGTAAGGTGGCAGGAGGCTAACTCCTGCGGTTCCTTCAAGCGGCTGCTCTACCGTGCCGGAAGGCTGTGTCCCCGGTCAGGTTGCGGGTCAGGAAATCCCTGGCCGTTGCGAACTCCTCGCCGATGAAGCCCAGGCGGAGGAGCCAGGTGCGCATGGCGTATTTGGGGTTCTCGTTCTGCTGGGGCTTGGGGCTTGCGGTGCGCACATCCTTTGCCATCTGGCTTAAGGCCAGGCAAAGCTGGATGTAACTCTTGAGCTGTCCTGCGTGGATGCCGCCCCTGCGCTCTGCGGTCGGCTCATCAAATTGGAAAAGCCGGAATTCGACCGTCCCCTTGGTAAAGGTGGCATGGAGGTTCAGCATATGGTAGCGGCTGTCGTTGTAGTGGTGGCTCCTGCCGTAGCTTGCGCCGTTGCTGGTGTACCAGATGTCTGCAAGGTGCGCCATCGAGCGGGGCTTCCTGCGGTTGACCTGCTCCAAAAACCGAGGGTCTACCGTGCGGCAGTAGCGGCTCATGCGGCCCCGGTCGAGCTTCAGCGCCTCGGCGATCAGGCTTTCGTGGCTCGCCATGATGTTGGCAAGGTTCCGAAGGCTCTGCGGCGTGTGCCCCTGCGCCCCGATGTGGATGTGGACTCCGCATCCTCTGGAGGCATCGCTTTTCGCACCGTTGTGGCGAAGCTGCCTGCAAAGTTCCTGCAGGGTTTCGATGTCGCCGTAGGTCAGGATCGGGGTGACCAGTTCGCATTTCTGCTCGTCCGGTCCCGCAATGGAAACGTCCTTCTGGAATTTCCATTCGCGTCCATCCGCATCCCAAGCCGACCAGGTGCTGTATCCGTTGCGGCCGGCGGTGTTCTCGTATCTGCCTGTGCCGAAGTAGGCGGCGGCAACCTTCGCTGCCCTCTGGCGGGTGATGCTGTTCATCTCGACCTCGACCCCGATGGTCTGGTTCTTCATCTCTGCAATCTGCCTTGCGGTCTTTTCGTTCATTCTGAAATCCTCCGTTTTCTGCCTTGCGGCTGTGTGTTTTCCCTTTCGGTGTACACATATTCGCTCTAAAAGAGGATAATAGCAAGTTCATTCCGCGTTATATATTACACAAAGATGACCGCAGGATATTGTGTAGTTTATGGCTGTTTGCCGCCATCCGATATTGGCTTGAGAAGGCCGTTTTCCTCCTCATCAAGGATAGCAAGAGCCAGGCGGAATCCCGTCCGCAGCCCATCGATGAAGTACTCCTCAGCGGTCATGCCCGCAATGGCGGCTTGTAGACAAATCATCTTATCGAGAACTGTGGCTGCCTCCTGATCCAGCATGGATCGGAGCTTTTCTTCTTCATCGGCCAGACCGGCAGCAGCCTTTCCATACTCCGAATTGCGATCAAACTGCTTTTCATTCGGATTGATGTTCCCATAGAAGAAGTCCTTCAGAATGTTATTCGGCATGGCGGTCACCCACCTTTTTCACAACGTCCTCCCCATAGACCACGTTCAGGCCGCTGCCGTTGTCCCAGCGCATGAGGAGGGAGCCGGTATCATCCACGCCTTTGACGGTGCCTTTTGTGCCGGCGGGCGGAGCCTGCACATCATCCATCCGCACCAGTTCCACACGGGTGCCGGCAGGATATTCCCGGCGGATGCGCTCCACAATCTCTCTACTCGGAAACTTCATGGCTCACACCCCCGTTCTTGAAGGCCGAGGAACCGGTCAGGTTCTTCAGCAGAATTTTGCGTTCCATCTTGTACTCGCTGCCGATGAAGCCCAGGCGCAGGAGAAAGCAGCGGAAGGCGTATTTCTCGTTATCCACCGGTTTCTCAGTCGCTGTTACCCGCTTGGCATTCCTGCTCATCTCGCAAAGCGCGGAAATGAAGTGGGTATAGGCGGCTGCGGAATCTGTGTCCACCTGGGAGAACCAGGGAAATGCCACCCGGTCTTCCAAAACCTCGATGCGAAGGTCGGTGATGCCCAGGGCCTTCCGTATCAGATTCCCCTTGGCGTCCAGCAGCTTGGTAAGGTTGCCCACCGCCACCTTGTCGAGCGGGATTTCCACCGTAAGCCCCACGTTTGCCGCCTGTGGCGCAGTGTCGGCGGCTTCTGCCGCTTCCTTGGTTTCCTCCCCGAAGGGCTGCTCACCGCCGTCCTGCGGCTCACATTCAAAGCCGGCGGCGGAGATGGCTTCCAGCACCCGCTCGACTTCCTCGCTGTCGGCACGGTCGTCAAATAGGAGCGTCCCATCCTTGGTGACCGTGAAATAATCAATCTCATAATTGCAGGTGGGCATGAACTTGTATTCCGCCCTGGCGCCTGTGGCATTGGCGATAACTTTTACCAGTTCCTTGCGCTTGGCGCCCGTCACATTGTATCTGATTTCCATGTGCGAAAACCTCCTTTGTTTTTGGTAGGTACATATATCACTCTGAACCCCTGAAATAGCAAGCGATTTTCGCACATTTCTCTGTAGAATAGAAACCAATTTATCCTTCCGAAAACTGTGCATAGTACACGATCCCGGAAAGCACAAAATAGACGTTGGGGAGCGCCACGCCGTTGCCCCACATTTTATATTCCGCGCTGTCGGAATGGGGATTCTTCAGCCACTTGACGATCTGGTTCCGGCTCTTTGGCTTGGAGGACGTCCCCATGACGGAGCGGTGTATCTCAAACACCTCTGTCCAGAACTCGATCTCATCCTCGGTCGGCTCGTCTGTCCCAAGCCCGGCGCACCACCAGTCCGGGAATCCTTGCAGTCTGGCGCACTCGGTAGGCGTCAGTCTGCGGACGATGTACTCCGGCTCGGTCTCGTTCACCACAGGCGGGTCCTTATAGTCCCTTGCCATCAGGGTCGGGGACTGTTCCTCAAGCGTCTGGGTGTAAGTGCCGGTGGTCATACAGTAAGCCACCGCATGGCGGTCGACAACGTCCAGCGTAAAGGACACATCCTCATTCACGCCGCTGCCCTGGGGACCGTTCTTGTCCGCCCTGCCAATCATGGACCCCTGCAGGGCCACCACAGCCATGCCGCCCTGGTTGCAGGTAGGATTGCCACCGTTCGCATCCAGGCATCTGGAAGTTTCCGCTTCGTAGAATCCGCTCTTGGGATTCTCCGATTTCATGGCGTTGCTGTCCTTGGAGCAGATACCATAGACCTTCGGCACGAACAGTGTCTGGTCATTGTTGCAGCCCAGAGTGGCGGATTTATTATCCTGGATCAGCGCGCCCTTGCCGCCGCCCTCACAGCCGGAGCGGATCTTCAGCGTCTTAGGCGTCTCCACTACAAAGGGCTGGTTGTTCCCGCCCATACCATAAGTGGCATTGACCGTGGGCGCTGTCTCCAGAGGGCCGATGTATCTGGTGTCCTGGCTATGGTTCTCATAGACCGCCGCCGGCACCGTACCGGCACGGAGGGTGGGCGAGGTTTCCTCCCCATACCCGATGCCCCTGGCTTGTGCGGAATGCTCGGTACAGAAGCCGGCGGCACCCATCACGCAAGGCGGGTGCCCGTGGTTTTCCGCCCGGAGAGTTGCCGCGACATCCTCCGTCACATCTATGCGGCTGCCGCCCTGGTCATTTAGGCAGACGCAGCCTGACGCTCCAGCGCCTTCCGCAAAAGCTCCGGCAACTCCTTGCCACGGGCGGAAGCCCTGCGGAGTATACCCAGACACGCCTTCGGACTCAAATAGTATTTTTCCGGCACTCCCGCCTGCAAAATCTGCGACAAGGTAGATGCGTTTTCTGCGCTGGGGGACTCCCCAGTACTGCGCATCAAATACCCGCCATGCGAGACTGAAATCGTCTGCCACGATCTCCCCGGCGTTTGCCCATCTCTCAGGTCGAGCAGGATCAATTTCGTATCCTTTGACCGAGCAGATCTCTTCGAGGACGGACTGGAAGTCCGCGCCCTTGTTGGAACTGAACGCGCCGGGGACGTTCTCCCAGACAATGTACCTTGGATATCTGCCATCAGTTGCACACCTCATTTCCTTTACGATCCGGACGGCTTCATAGAACAGGCTGGAACGGGAGCCGTCCAATCCTTCCCGCCGACCCGCAATGCTCATATTTTGGCAAGGCGAGCCGAAGGTGATGATATCCACCGGTTCAATCTTCCTGCCGTCCATCCGGGAGACATCGCCATAGTGCTTCATAAAAGGCAGCCGCTTTGTGGTCACCCGGATGGGGAACGGCTCGATCTCCGAAGCCCACACGGGGGTAATGCCGGAGAGCAGGCCGCCCAAGGGGAAACCGCCGGAGCCGTCAAAGAGGCTGCCGAGAGTCAATTTATTCAACTGGTACCTCCACCTCTTTTACAAGGTCGGAGTACATCATCTTTTCTCCGTTTCTCTCCACAAAAATATCCTCCGGCGGGATGCCGTTCTCCACGGCCCTGCGGAGGATGACCGATGCGTACTTCTCGTCCAGTTCCATCATGCAGCAGACACGGTTCATCTGCTCACAGGCCATCATGGTGGAGCCGCTGCCGCCGAAGGTGTCAATCACCACGGCATTCTCTTGGGTGGAATTCCCGATGGGATATCCCAGCAGGTCCAGCGGCTTGGAGGTCGGGTGGTTTGCATTGCGCTTCGGTTTGTCGTAGTTCCAGATGGTGGTCTGCTTGCGGTCGGAATACCACGGGTGCTTGCCATTCTGCAGGAAGCCATACAGCACAGGCTCATGCTGCCACTGGTAATCCGAGCGTCCCAGCACCAGGGAGTTCTTCACCCAGATACACACGCCAGCCAGATGGAACCCGGCGTCAATGAACGCCTTTCGGAAGTTCAAGCCCTCAGTGTCCGCATGGAACACATAAGCTACGCCGCCTTTCTCCAGATGCTCCGCCATGCACTGAAAAGCGGAGAGGAGGAAGTTATAAAACTCCTCGTCTTTCATGGAATCGTTCTGGATGGTCAGACCACTGGAACTTTTGAAGGAAACGCCATAGGGTGGGTCCGTCACGATGAGATTGGCCTTCCTGCCGTCCATGAGCAGAGTCACATCCTCGGCGGAGGTGGCATCCCCGCATACAAGGCGGTGCCGGCCCACCGTCCAGATATCACCCCGCTCCACAAAGGAGGCTTTCTCAAGCGCGGCGGTCAGGTCAAAATCATCATCCCTGGCTTCGCTGCCGGAATCATCCGCAAACAGGTCGGCCAGTTCCTTCTCGTCAAAGCCGGTCAGCAGGGGATCAAAGTCCATGCCCTGCAGAGACTCGATCTCCACCCGCAGAAGCTCCTCATCCCATCCGGCGTCCATCGCCATGCGGTTGTCCGCAATGATATAGGCTTTCTTCTGAGCCTCGGTGAGATGGTCGACAAACACACACGGCACTTCCTTGATGCCTTCCTCCTTTGCCGCCAGGATTCTCCCGTGGCCGGCAATCACATTGAAGTCCCGGTCGATGATGACGGGATTGATAAAGCCGAACTCCCTGAGAGAAGAGCGGAGTTTTGTGATCTGCTCCGGGGAGTGGGTGCGGGCATTGTTCACATAGGGCACCAGCTTAGTAATGGGTACAAGCTGCATCTCGGTCGTTGTCTTCATCGCACCAGCCCCCATTCCGCAAATTTCTCAAAACCGCCAAGGCTCTGGATGTATCTCCGGGCAGTCTCCACGATCTCTCTATAGAGAATGCCGTCCACCGTATCATCCCCGATGGCGCAGCACAGTTCCACGGGCTTTCCCGTTTCCTGCGCCTTCAGCCATGCGTAGATATTGACAGACACATCTGCTTTGGAGAGGTCTTTCCCGTGAAGGCCGCCGCCCGTCACGGAATCGGCCATGTCGCTGCCCAGCTTCCGGTTGGCTGCGCCGGAGTCCACATCCGTGCCGCCCGTCCAGTCGCCCAGGGGATTGACCTCGGCGGAGGGATATAACCTTTTTAGTTCTTCCGTAGGCGCATTGCTCTGGCAGAGGATCAGCCTTGCCTCATCAATGATGTACTTCCCATCCGAGGGATATGTGTGATACACATTTTTGGCAATCTCGCAGAGGGCTTTCTGCTCCTCCGTGACCGGCATTCCTTTGAAGATACCGTTGTCGCCGCAGCGGATTCCTTCTGCCTGGTTGTTGGCAAGGCGTCCGTCCTGCGGCACTTCCACATAATCCGGGTGCAAATTCCCGCCGATACGCTTCACAATGGCGTCCACCTCATCCTGCGAAATGTGTACGGAACTCTCCGCGATGATGTGACAGACACCGTGGCCGATGAGGACTTCCACAGCAATCCTGGGATTTTCTTCTTTCCTGTACGCCGCATCCACCAGTGCGCCGGCGATTCGGTCGGCCACCTTATCCGGGTGGCACGGATTTACTTTCTCAAACATGGCTTCACCCCTTCCTTGCACGGAGCAGACGCTCCATCAAATCGTCCTGGGGAGATATCTCCCCATAATCGGTGCTGCAGTTTTCCTTCACGATCTGGAAGATTTCGTTCCAGAGCCGCACCGCCTGGTTCATGTAGTTAATGCCGATGTTAATGAACGGGGATGGGATCGGCTTCTGGGTGGTAGGATGCTTGGAGAGGAAACCCATGCGGTTGGTCATCTCCTCGCACTGAATCCAGCGGGCGCTGCACATGGCGTACCGCTCCAATAGCTGGGGAGACACCTTCGCCGCACAGCCCACCTTCTTTAACCACTCCCAGGTTTCCGTGTATATCTCCTCCGCCTGGAGCGTGCTTCCGTCACGCTGCTCGGCGGAGAGGAACTCATGGGGCTTTGGCATATCAACACCCTCGACTTCGGGAATATCCAGCACTTCCAATCTGCGCCCGCCCGGATTGCCGTTCTCGGCTTTCTCCTTGACCGCGGACTTTTTTCTTCCCGCACCGGGTCTCGCGCCGCCGCGTCCGCCTGTGTTATTGGATTTTGTCGGCATTTTCTCACCCCTTTCCTTGAAAAATAAAGCAGCCGCAGCCGGCCGCCCTTAATTACCCTTTTGATTTCGCCTTTTTCGCGCACGAGGCCCCAGGCCGCTGTCCGCTCATGCAGGTCCCGGAGATTTTGACCGCCCCACGGTCACCGGTCGCCAAGCTCGTGATGTAGCTTTGTGTGGCAGGACTGGCAGAGGGACATCAGATTGTCATTCCGATGCGTCCCGCCTTGTGATAGAGGGACAATATGATGGACTTCTTCCACAGGAGTCAGCCGTCCTTCCTTCAGACACATCTCACACAAAGGGTGCGCCGCGGCGTAGCGGTCGCGGATTCGTTTCCAAGCCCGACCGTACTTCTTGTTGCTGTCAGCAGGGCGGCCGTACTTGTTGTACCGTTTCCGGGCAATCGCTTCATGCTCCTCACAGTACTGCCCGTCCGTGAGGTTTGGACAGCCGGGGTAGGAGCAGGGGCGTTTTGGTTTCTTTGGCACGCTGCACCTCGCTTTCCGGGCAAAAGGAAAGCCCTGCAGGATTGCTCCCGCAAGGCTCGTTCCTTGTCCTGTTTTTCTGATTCTAACTATATCACAGGGACAAGGTGTATTGCAGTGGCTTTTAGTGGCTTATTTCAGAAACGGCGTCCAACGCCCTGTGATGGAGACGGTACAGCCACCGAAGCTCATATCCCATGTCCACGGCGATCTGCTCCCAGGACTTAAAGCACAGATACCGCAGTTCCAGAAGGGTCTGGTACTCCGTGTTCTGGACAGCCTTGATCTTATGGACGATGTCTTTTTTCGTCTGCACCAGTTTGCAGATATCCTCGTTGATCTCAGCCTCCAGCTCAATGATGGAAAGGATGGCGTCCTCCATACGGTGGAGGTTCCTCGTCTCACTTCCGGGCATATCCGAATAAGTCGCGGTCGCCCGTGTGGCGAGGTCATTCAGTGACGCCACCTGCTCCATCTTGCTCTGTATCCGCTGGTCAATGCGGAACGCCTGGGAAAGGTACTCCTTCATTTCCGTCTGCTGCTTGTTCATAGGCACTACCTCCGAAAAAGAAATGGTTTCCCTCGGATTTGCCTTGATTGACTCTCATTTTCTTAGGTTTGCCCTGACCGCATCGATCAGCGCCGACTGCGTCCTGTCCTTATACTGCAGGGCTTTCATAATGCGCTCATCAATGGTGCCGTCCGTGATGATGTGCTGTACGACCACGGTCTTGGACGCCTGACCCTGCCGGTAAAGCCGCGCCACCGTCTGCTGATACAGTTCCAGGCTCCAGGTAATGCCAAACCAGCAGAGGGTGGCGCCGCCGCTCTGGAGATTCAGCCCGTGGCCGGCAGAAGCGGGATGGATCAGCGCCACGGGAATTTCGCCCCGGTTCCACTTTGCGATGCTGGCGTCAGAGTCCAGCCTTGCAAAGCCGATCTTCCGCAGCCGCAGCCGTTCCTCGATGCGGTCAAGGTCGTGCTGGTACCAGTAAGCCACCAGCAGGGGCTTTCCGTTCATGCTTTCGATGATGTCCTCCAGGGCGTCCAGCTTCTGGTCATGGATATGTTCCACATCCCCGTTATCCGTATAGACCGCCCCGTTTGCCATCTGACAGAGTTTCCCGGACAGTACTCCGGCATTTGCCGCCGTTACCTCGCCCTTATCAAGCTGTGCCGCCAGATCCTCGCACATCTCATCATAAATAGCCTGTTCCGGCTCCTCCATGTACACCCGGTACTCGCTGTTTACAAGTTCCGGCATCTTGAGGTGGTCGGCGGCTTTCATGGAAATGGTGATATCGGAGATCTTGTCATAGATCCGCTTCTCCGCTCCCGGCAGAGGCTTATAGGAATACACCACCTGACCGTTCATCCGATCCGGCCGGAAATAGTCCTGGCGGTACTTGGTGATAAACCGCCCCAATCGCTGTCCCATATCCAGCACCTTGAACTCAGCGAACAGATCCATCAGCCCGTTCCCGGACGGGGTACCCGTAAGGCCGATAACGCGCTTTGCCCTGGGGCGTACCTTCATCAGCGATTTGAACCGCTTGCTGTTCCAGTTCTTGAAGGACGAAAGCTCGTCCACCACGATGGCGTCAAACTCAAAGGGGACATTCTCCACCATCCACTGGACGTTCTCCCTATTGATGATATAGATATCCGCATCCCTGCGGAATGCCTCCAGCCGTTCTTTTTCTGTGCCGGCCGCCACGGAATAGCGGACATCTTTCAGATGGTCCCACTTTTCGATCTCCTGTGGCCAGGTATTCCTCGCCACCCGCAGCGGCGCGATCACCAGGACGCGAGTGATCTCGAAGTAGTCGAACAGCAGGTCGTACAATGCCGTCAGCGTGATGGCTGTCTTGCCAAGGCCCATGTCAAGCAGAATGGCGGCAATCTCGTGTGTTTCGATATACTCAATGGCGTACTGCTGATAATCGTGCGGTTTAAACTCCACCGCTGTCACCTCCGATCTCTGAAAGGATGTGGGGAATCTCGCTCTCACCGTCCAGGACGAATGCCAGAAACCCCAGCCGCCGCAAAAGCCGTATCCTTGACTCCTGCAGCGGCCGTGGTTTCCCGCCAGGGGCCTTTACCTCCACGAAGCCGCATTTCCCATCCGGCAATAGGATAAGGCGGTCAGGAACCCCGGAAAATCCCGGCGACACGAACTTCGGCGCAATCCCGCCTCTTGCCCTGACCGCTTTAACCAGCTTTTGTTCGATGGCTTTCTCTCTCATGGTTTTCGTATTCCTCCCAACACTCCACAAGGGCATCCATGACTTCTTGACTTGCGCCGCAATGCTCAAGATACCCGACCAGCGTTTTTAAGCGCCGCCTTTTAGGGAATCCGTTTCCTTCTGCTTTCATGCTCCTGGCAAGAAGCCCCTTGGCAGAATTGTCCTTTAAATGATTCTTTATCATCCATGTGTAAAAAAGCATTCTTTAACCTCCGTTTTTCCTGTGTGACGGTCATGTACCTCTTCCCCCGATTCTCTCTTATATATTGTTTTTTTATCTCCTTAGAGCAACTCTGGTAGAGAGGTACACGACCTACACACCTGCTAATCCTCAAACTCCGATTTGAGTTTCAACCCGTAAATAATCACGCCTGTACGGGTACGCTTTCTTACCACTCCCGTGGATTCCAGCGCGGAGTAGAAATCAGTCGTACTCCGGGTATATTCGCCCATCTGCAGGCAGTAGCTCCTGTAGGCGTTATAAAACTCCCCGGATTTTGCTTCAAAATCATCCCCCATCTCACAGCAGTCATCCAGGAAGTGGGACAGCCAGTCATTGTTCTCCTTGTATTTCTGGATGGCGTCCCGCACCACTTTGGGCTGGACGATTTTGTAATCGCTGGCGATGACGCGCCTTGCGCCCTCGATGATCCACTGAAGGACCGCTCCGCCCGCCATCTTGAACAGGAAGTCCGCATAGTTTTTGATGTCGGCCTTGCCCTCAATCTTGGCGTTGAAGGGGATCACGATGAGCCGCCGCCAGGTACCCTGGTCAATCGCCCCGACCCTGGGCAGGTGGTTGGTATACAGCACCAGCGTGTGGGTGGGGACATAGGAGAACGGCGCCTTGTACTTTTTCTCCGCATAGATCTCGTCCGTGGAGCAGAGCTGCTTGACGTTGGATGTGTTCAGGCGCATCCCTTCCTCCAGCTCGGCGGCGATGATCATCCGCTTGCCCTTGGCTTCCGCCAGTTCCGGCTTCACGTTGCGCTTGCAGCCCACAGTCAGGGTGTCTGCGGACATATTGCCGGAGTAGGTGCCAAGCACACGGGCGATGGTGTTCCAGAAGGTGGATTTGCCGTTCCGGCCCTCGCCGTAGGCAATGACCAGCGCTTCAATGTAGACCTTGCCGATGGCGGCAAGCCCCACGATCTCCTGCACATAGCGAATCAGGTCGGCGTCCCCCTGGAAGAAGGTCTGGAGGGCGTCCTCCCAGACGTCCATGCCATCCCCGGACGGATCCACCGCCGTCTGTTTCGTGATATAGTCCTGGGCGTTGTGTTCCCGGACAGCCCCCGTCCTCAGATCGCAGGTGCCGGACGGCAGGTTCAGTAAAAACTCATCCGCGTCCAGGACGCGCTGCTCGATCTGGATCATCGGGCGGGCTTCCTTTAAGGCCGCCGAGATGTATTTGGTATCCCGGCGCTTGATGGCATACTTCCGGTAGGCTTCCGCCCGCTCATACTTTTCAAAGGAGCGCCGCTGGGCTTCATTGAATGCCGCCATCGCTTTCTTGGCGCCCATCGCAGCGAGCATGGCCCACGCGCCGTTTTCCGACATCTCCTTCATGCACCGCTGTATCTCTGTTTCCGCTTCCTCAAGCTGTCTCGCGGTCAGCTCCTGGGCAATGCCCTGGGCGTTAGGCTGGGATTCCTCCCAGAACGAGCCGTTGAACACGATGTAGTCCGTAGCCGGTGAGAAGCGGAGACGATCCATGTACTCCCGCGACAATACGATAGCCTGGCCTACATCCGAGAAATCCTCCGGCATCAGCAGGAAGTCCTGGTTATACTGCTCCGGCGGGATATATCCCTCTTGGGCGGCTACCTTCGCACCGAACTTCACGGCGCTGGCCCAGATACCCACAAGCTCCGCGTCATCCAGCGGCGGGCTGCATTTTTCCGCTTCCTTCAAGAACTGCTTATGGGCTTCCTCCGTATTCCCCAGCCGCTTGATGATCCGGCCAGCATAGTGGGACATGGTCTTGTTCCGGGAACCCTCCGGGATCTGCTCCTGCGCCGCGTCCCACTCCGCAAAGCTGTCTGTCAGGAACGCATCAATGGTAATCTCGCCGTCATATACCTCGACCACCGCGTCTTTTACCCCAAACAGGAACCGGGCGCTGTCCTTTGCCCCGTCATCGAAATAAGGGTAATCGGCTATCAGCCTGTCTTTCCATGAGCTGTAAATCTCTGAATTTGTTGTCTCCGTGCAGATAAAATACACATGGAACCGGGGCCTGGGGCCTCGTTTGCCTTTCTGTTTCATGTGGCTCCTGCTGTAGACAAAGATCATCCCCACGCCCGGAAAATCCATCGCCACATCAAAGGGCGTAAGCCAATCGTCAGGGTCATCCGAGTGGTCGTTGTCGCAGTCCATCGGCAGACAGTCCGCTTTCAGGAAATTGTCCACGCTGCGGTAGTTCTGCTTATATGCCGCGCACACATGGTCGAAGGCTGCAGCCTGCCGCATGGTGTCCGCATCCGTGACCGTCACGGGATTCGGATACACGCAGTTTGACCGGCTCCCCACCGTCACGGCGTCATAAATTGTCATCTGCATTCCGTTTCCTCCATATCCTCCGTAAAATAACGGATCGTCATATTTTTCTGCTTTGCCTTTCCAATCTCCCGGCGCATCCCGTCGGACACCTCGCCGCCGAACACCCAGAGCTGCTCACACTTGCCCAGCAGCACCAGATCCATAAAAATCGCCAGCTCCCGTTCCGTTTCTTCCGATAGGAACTGCGGGAACAGCAGATGCGGCGCAATGGGAATTGTGCCGGCGTCTGCGGCAAACCGGCTGTACCGCCTTGCTTTTTCGGTATTGCCCTCCGTGTCCCCGGAGTACGGGGAGCAAATATACACCAGCGGCCGGTATCTCGCCGCCTTTTCCTCCTGGGTAATTTTCGTGAGGGCTTCATAGGCTGTCGGGTCATAGTAGCCTTCGCTGTTATATCTGCTAACTCCCATACACACCCCTCACTTGATACCGCTCGACCAGGTCGTCCCGTCCGATACTGACCAGCCGCTCGTAGCTTTTCTGCCTGTCTGCATCGCACTGTGCCGTGGTCTTGAAAAACGGGCAGTCCTTCCCGTGGAAGTCATTGTTACCCAGGCAGACGCACACACCATCCTTGTTGGCAAAGCAGTCCCTATGCGTAGAGCAGCGCGGCAGACCTTTTGATTTCGCTGTTCCCATAGCCTTTTCCGTCCTTTCTCTGAAAATTGAGCGGCTTACACCTCTCTAATTGTGAAAGGACAGAAACCCTCCGTTTCAGCGGTGTGCGCCCGGACTTTTTTCGTTTCCTAATTTAAATGCGAACAGCCGCTGTCAGATTTTCCGCTAAAAAATGCCGTCCTTGTCCTTTCAGAAGTGAGAGGCACAGGGACGGCAAAATTTTTCTCCGCTGAAAAATCCCGTTTCTGTCCTTTCAGAGACAGAGGGGCAGGAAAGCCGCTCGGAAACGGAGGTGCTGCGGATGCAGGAAAACACGGAGACAACCAGAGACAGGCAGCTTGACGAAGAACTCGCTGATGTGCTGATCGCCATCAGCGTGATCGCGAAGCGTCTCGCCAGAAAGCTGCAGACGGCAAATCAGGAAGGAGGAACGCCGGATGGGGAAAATGAGCGACCTGGACTTACAGATTAAGGAGCTTCGCTCCTGCGGAGAGGCCATCATCGGAATCGCCAATACGCTGGCGGAGATGTTTTCTTCCCCGGCGGCAGAGGATGCGCCGCCGAAGGAGAAGCCGAAAGTCCTCACCCTTGAGGAGGTGCGCCACCGCATGACGGTGATCGCCCAGGCAGGGTACTCGGTAGAGGTGAAAGCCCTCATCACAAAGTATGGAGCGAGGAAGCTGTCAGACATCGACCCTTCTCAATTTGAAGGGCTTCTGAAGGAAGCTGATGCGCTCGGAAAGCCGGAGGCGGGAACCAATGGGTAAACATTCCTTCCTTTCCGCTTCCGCAAGCCACAGGTGGATCAACTGCCCGCCGTCGGCACGGCTCTGCGAGGAATATGCGGACAGGCCCAGTGAATACGCCCAGGAGGGGACCGACTGCCATGAGCTGTGCGCCTATAAGGTGGAAAAAGCCCTCGGCCGCAGGGTGAAGGACCCCACGGAGAACCTGACCTACTACTCCCAGGAGATGGAGGACTGTGCCGACGGCTACTGCGCCTTCGTGATGGAGGAAGTGGCAAAGGCCAGAGAACGCTGCGCCGACCCGCTGGTGCTTGTGGAGCAGAGGCTCGACTATTCCCGCTATGTAGGGATCGAGGGCAGCTTCGGCACCGGGGACTGCGTCATCGTATCGGACGGGCTTCTCCACATCATTGACTACAAGCACGGGCTTGGCGTCCTGGTGTCGGCGGAGAAGAACAGCCAGCTTTCCTGCTATGCGCTGGGCGCCCTCGACCTGTTCGATGGCATCTATGATATCGCGCAGGTCAGCCTTACCATCTACCAGCCCCGCCGGGAGAATGTCAGCACATACACCATGAGCCGGGAAGAACTCCTGGCCTGGGCGGAGACTGTGCTTGCCCCTGCCGCCAAGCTGGCATACGAGGGCAAGGGCGAGTTCAAAGCCGGCGGCCACTGCCAGTTCTGCAAGGCAAAGGCCAACTGCCGCAAACGGGCAGAGTACAACCTGGGACTGGCGCGGTATGACTTCGAGATGCCCGCGCTCCTGGGAGATGATGAGGTCGCCGCTATTCTTACCAAGGCGGACGAACTGGTTTCCTGGGCCGGAGATGTCAAGGACTACGCCCTGCAGAAAGCCCTGTCCGGGACGAAGTTCACAGGATTCAAAGTGGTCGAGGGCCGCTCCAACCGGAAGTACACCGATGAGGCCGCAGTCGCCAAGGCGGTCGAGGATGCCGGCTACGAGCCATATGAGAAGAGACTGCTGGGCATCACAGCCATGAGCC